ACAATGGTTTGCAGTTAAAAGCAAAAATTGCTAAATCAGCCGGTCACGTTGGAGAATTGATTAAAGAAGGCGTTCTTGGAGCTTTTTCTGTTGGTTTCCGAGTCAAGGACGCGGATTATATGGTGGAAACTGACGGATATAAGATCAAGGATGCAGAGCTATTGGAAGTTTCAGTAGTTACGGTTCCTGCTAACCAGGCTGCAACCTTTTCTCTTGCGAAATCTTTTGATTCCGAAAGGGAGTAACTGTTGAGTTCGCTAAAGAACACGACGAGTCAATGCCAAAGGGACTTAATGATTCCCTAGCACAGGAGAAAACTATGAGTGATATTGATATCGACGCTATTGTTGCATCTGCTGTCGAGAAGACGGCTGCTGCCATGGCGATGAAAGAAGCTGAGCGCAAGGCAGAAGAGCAAAAAGCATTGGAAGCAGAACAAAAAGCTGCTGAAGAAGCTGCTGTACAAAAATCTGCTGAGGAAGCTCGAATTGTAACTGCTGTACAATCAGGTACAGAGAAGCTCGTTGCTGACTTGGAGAAGAAGTTCTCTGAGAAAGATGCCGACTATGGCAAGATCATTGGTGAGCTTCAAAATGAATTGAGCCAGAAGTCTGACGAAATTCAAAAAATGCGCGATTCAAAGCGTGTCTTCGCAGACCGCAGCAGCGCAAAAGGTCTTGAAGCCTTTGGTGAAGAGATTGTAGACGCTCACATTCTTGGCGTAGTAACCCAAAAGGGTTACGATACTCGTCTTGGTCGTGAGTTGCTTGAAAAAGCCAATACTGGCGCTGGTGTAGAGGTTCCTGCAGATCGTACTTCTTCTGAATTCGAAACTTTTGTTTCTACTCAGATCGAGCGCGATATTCAGCTTGAGCTGGTTCTTGACCCTCTTTTCCGTAAGATTAACATGAACGCTGCTTCAATGGTTGTTCCCACTATGCCTGACGCAGGTTATGCAGAGTGGAACAATGCTGCTGGTATCGGTTCTGGTTCAGCTACCAAGGGTAACTTGGAAGCTCGTGGCGATACTGCAGGCTCACCTTTCAATGGTGTTGACCTTGGTTCCAAGGTGCTTACGGCTCAGAAGCTCGTTTCTAACTCTTACCTCGTAAACGAAGTAGAAGAAGATGCGATTATTCCGATTCTTCCTTTGATTCGGGATGCCATGATCCGTTCACACGCTCGTGCTATTGAGCATTCAATCTTGTTGGGTGGCGCTACTGATTACGCTGGTAACGGTTCTTCGCCTTACAACGGTTTGGTTAAGCTTGCTACTGATGACTCTAAGACTGTCACTGCAGCAGGTACGGTCGCTTCACCTCTCGACCTCACGATGACTACGCCTTCTGGCGAACTTCTTATTGCTCGTAAGGCAATGGGCAAGTATGGCCGTCGTCCTAGCGATGTTAAGTATATCGTATCTTTGGATATGTATTACCAGTTGCTCGAAGATGGTGACTTCCAGACTCTTAATGAGGTTGGTTCAGTCGGTACTCGTCTCACTGGTGAAATCGGTTCCGTTTACGGTTCTCCGGTTTATGTATGTGACGAGTTCCCTGGCGCTGCTGCTGGCAAGCCTTGCGCAGTAGCTGTTAACACTCGTAACTTTGTAGTACCTACTCTCCGCGGTGTAACCGTTGAGCAGGATTACGAAGTAGCGAACCAGCGCCGAGTACTGGTAGCTTCACAACGTCGTGGTTTCGACCAGATGTTTGCTGATGCCGGTCAGGTTGTTGTAGTTAACTACGCATAATAGCGTAAGAGGGGCCCCGCAAGGGGCTCCTCATCCTTTTAGGGTTTATAATGGCAGACTTAATTACACTGGAAGACTATAAGTTATTTGAGGGGATTAACTCCACTACTAACGATGAAAAGTTCGAGCAGCTTATAACGAGTGTTAGTACGCTTGTTCGATCTTATTGTGGTCGTGAGTTTGATGCCTATACAGGCTCGCCTGGAAAAACAGATATTTTTGATATTCAGTGGGATACTAGTATTGTACAGCTTGAAGAAGCTCCAGTAATAGAAATAACTGCTGTATACGAAAGAAAGAATCAAACCGAGGCGTATACGCAGCTTTATAAAGATGGTGAAAACAGCAAGTATGAGTGGTACTATGATTCTGTAACGGAATCTATTATTCGTACTCATGAATCAGGTGAATATAGAGATTGGCCAAGAGGTGTAGGTGCAGTAAAAGTTACTTATACCGCAGGATACACAGCTATTCCTGAAGATTTAAAAATGGCAGTTACAGACCTAATCACCTACTACCATAAAGATGAGTACAAGAAGAGTATGTCAATTGGCGGAACAACTCGTGAAGGAGCGCCTGCTTCCGCTGTTGGTGATGCTGGCTTTCCCGATCATATACGCCGAGTTTTAAATCACTACCGAGATGTCTGAGCGGCATTTAAAAAAGCTATTGGAAGAGCTAGCTAACGACTTAGATAAGGCGGGCAACGAGTGGAGAGACGATAATAGTCTAGAAACTCACGCTTTTAAAGTAAGTGCAACAAGCATTGCTAATCAAGTTATGCAAGATATTGTTGGGAAAAAGTTACTGCCTCCTGAAGGCATTAGTGACGAGCATCTCGAGTATCTAAAAGGAGTAGTAAAGACGTATTCCGATAATATTGCAAAAAGCCTTTATACTAAGTGGACAAATCCTTCGGGCAAATATGCAAGCCCAGAAGTATTCGTTCCTTCTAGTAGCTGGACTAACTTTACAATCTATACCAGCCTCAGGCTAAAAAGTGATGAGTTTAGAACTGTAAAAGGAAAGAAACAATGGGTGGGTACTAGCATAGGAACTGTGTTTGGTACTATTCGAAACTCTTATAAATCGGAAAGAAGGACTTTAAAAAATAATGTAAACAAAGCCCTTGCTCTTATTGCTCAAGAAAGTGGACTAGACGTTAAACAGTATGAAAAAGGGGAAGCAATATTAAACTTAGGCCATAAAGGTGGCTTTGCCATTTCTGAACAAAGAATAGCAGAAACCAAAAAAGTATTAGCTGCTCAAAAGTTGTTTTTTAAGCAGGGGGCCGAACCTCAAGGAATAGAAGACGTTTTAAAGGATTTAGGTATTAGTATTTCCTTACGAAAGGTTGATAAAAGCGAAGGAACAATTGTTGAGTTAAGCATAGAGTCAGATTATTTAAATACCTTAAAGGGTAGAACAACAGAGAGCGCTGTAAAAAAAGCATATGTTAAAAAGCTAAGAGAAGCGGCAGAAAAAGATCTTAGTAAATTTGGTCTAACAGAAGGTTCTGACTCAAGTGCGGCTCAGGCAAAGAAAAAGATTATAAAGTCCTTTCAGGATAGCGTTAAGGGCAAAGTAAAAAAACCAAAAACTTCGGATACAAAAATTAAAAAGTCTAGCGGCAAAAAAGTATCCATTAAGAGAACGCAAAAAGCAAAGAAAGGTCAGACACAACAAGCAGACCTGAAAGATTTAGGATTAACCGCTCCTAAAACAAGAAAAAAGCAACCAAGAGCAGGGCAATCAAACATTTCTTTAGCTGCCTTAATAAATCAAAGATTAGCCGCAGTTATAGCAAAGAATATGAAAGCCCCCGGCCTACAACACCGTACAGGAAGATTTGCAGGTTCCGCGGAGGTCGTTGATGTTACTCAAACAGCTAAAGGGTATCCAAGCATAGGGTACACCTACCAAAAAAATCCTTATCAAACATTTGAGCCTGGATTTGCGCAAGGGTCAGCCGATAGGGACCCAAGAAAGGTAATTGACCAGTCAATTCGAGAAATAGCCTTGGGTTTGATAGAAGGAAGATTTTATACTAGGAGAGTATAATGGCAGATAGAGACTATACAACACGACGTATGGCTATCGCAAAAGCCATTGAAGACAAGCTAAAAACAATAAACGGATTCGCTCCTTTCAGGAGCAATCTGTTTAATAATGTACTTCCCCGACTTAAGTTTTGGGATGAAGTAGAGGACTTTCCTGCAGTCCATGTAAGTGCAGGAGCAGAAACCCGTCAATACCAAGGCGGGGGATACAAAGATCGATTTCTTACCGTAACCATAAGAGTTTATGTGCAGGAAGAAAACGCGATCTTTGCATTAGAAAAATTATTCGAAGACATTGAAACTGTTATAGAGCAAAATTCCCGATTGGCATATACCGATCAGGATGACGAAACCCAGTATGTACATCAGATAACAATCGTAAGTATAGACTCGGATGAAGGTGCTCTTGAACCGTTTGGTGTTGGAGAAATAATTTGCGAGGTTCGATACTAACCTTCATAGGTTAAGAATGCAGAGAAATCTGCAATATGGAGAAAAACCATGTCATTACAATTTCAAAGAAATGCAGATGTGTATGTTCAGGTTCTAGACTCAGCAGGAGGAACCGTTGAATCCACATGGAAAATTCCAGTTTTAGAAGGATTTTCATTTTCACAATCAGTGAACTCAAGTGAAATTACTATTAACGAAGCTGGTGAAACATCACGACGCGCGCGATTGTTATTCAACGACAGTCTCGCTCCAGTAGAGTGGAGCTTTAGTACTTATATTCGCCCCACTTCAGAGACTAGCCCCTCTAACTGTATTGCTCCTGAGCAAGCACTTTGGGCTATGCTTATGGGGGCAAATGGATTTAATACCTCTACAGAAGTCTATTCAAATGACTCTCTGAGCCCTACTGTTTCCGTTAACGCGGTATCTGCAGATCAAAATATTTTTAACTTTAACGCTTCTAACATTTCGGCTATGCCCGATAACTGGGAGATTATCTTTGCTTTTGAGGATGGTAGTAATAAGCAGTACTTTACTATCGACAAAGCTGTTGTAAACTCTGCTTCGATTGATTTCGATATTGAAGGTATTGCAACTTGTGCTTGGTCAGGATTTGGTGCCAGCCTCTCTGATAACGGTAGTACCACTCCAACATCAATATCTAGTGCAATTACTACAGGCACTACTGGCACTGCTAACTTTATTCGTAACCGCATTTCTACAGTAAGTCTTAGTCGTACTGATGTTAGCCCCGATGATGCATACAGCGTTGTTCTCACAGGCGGATCTTTCTCAGTTGAGAATAATATCTCTTATCTGACTCCAGAAGAGCTTGGTGTTGTAAACTCTCCTCTGGCAAACATTACAGGTGCTCGTACTATTACTGGTTCTTTAACTTGTTACTTCGATAACGACATTGCTAACAGCAAGTCTCGCGAGCTTTTCGCGGACCTAGTAGCAGATACTAGTACAGTTCGTAATGTGTTTGATATGGCAGTTAATATCGGGGGAGAAACAGCAAGTACTCCTCGTCTTGTACTCGACTTGCCTACGGCACACCTCGAAATTCCTACCATTGGTGTGGAAGATGTGCTTACCTTGGAAACCAACTTCCATGGACAGGTAGCGAGCGGTAACGTTGATTCTACTAACGAAGCAACAATTATCTATAAGTCGTAAGACCTGATAAAAAATAAATCTTGACAATTTTCTATTAGTTTAGTATAATTGTGAAATCTGGGGAGAACTTTCTCCCCTTTTTTCGATTAGAGGAGTCAAGGTGAGTTTTGAATTTCGTAGACAAGGCGTTGTATGGTTAGAGGATACTTCTGCCTCTGCCTATTACAAGCTGCATACGACAAAAGACGTTACTTTTTCTCAGAGCTTTAAACAAGAGAGCCCTAAGAAAAGGACACTTCACAGCCTTAACACCCTTTTTGAAGGCTCTGTTATAAATGAAGCAAACCCCGCTAATTTTTCGTTCGAGCTGTTTTTAGCAGATCAGCCTACGTCAAATCAGCACAAGCCACTCGATCTATTATTAGATTACTCTGGCAATACTTACAATACGTTTAATCTATATTTTGTATACGAGGATTATAGTCCAGTAGTTTACTATAAAATAGAAAAATGCGTATTTACTGGCGGAACTTTTAATATTCCTACTAAAGGAATTATAACAGTTTCTTTGTCAGGCGAAGGCTCCAAACTAACAAGGAATGAAGGAGCTTTTTCCGGCACAGATAGTAGCTATGATAGTGCAGAAACTTATGTTCAAAATACTGCGCTTCAAGTTACAGTAGGGTCAGATGTATTAGATAATGTAGTGAGTGCGAGTCTCGAAGTCCAAAATAATATAGAGTGGACTAGAAACAATACTTTGCAGAATAGTTTGTCCGCAACAAATGCGACAAATTCCACCTATCCAACTAGCTTTTCTTTGCAAGACAGGGCTTTAGGCGGAAATATTCAACAGTATGTAAATCGAAACTCTTCCCCGAATCTACAAACCTGGCAGGAAAACGTAACCATTCGTATTCGTGCGGGTAACTCTACTACCTCTCCCCAGCTTGATGTAAATATGCCCAGTGCTTGTTCTTTTACAAACAGAACAGCATTTAATGAGCTATTTACGCAAAATTATGACTATCGGCTTATAACAAGTCCGAGTGATTTAAACACATATTTTACATACTAGGAGTATAAATGAAATTAACAGATTTAATGGTGGACACCAAGTCAGCTTGGCTTGACTTTCCGGGTTGCCCAGGATTTGAAATAGAAGTTTGCAACTTATCAAGAAAAGAGCTTGTAAATCTTCGTAAACGTTGCGTTGCCCAAAAGTTTGACCGAAAGACTCGTCAGATGATTGAAGAGCTAGATGAAGATAAATTTGTCAAAGAATTTACTCAAGCAACAATCAAAGGCTGGAAAGGCTTTAAGTTAGCTTATTTGGAAGACTTATTATTGGTTGACCTTAAAGATAACGATCCCGAGGCTACTTTAGATTTTTCTATGGACCAAGCCCAAGTACTAGTACAAAACTCTACTGAATTTGATAACTGGATTAACGAGGTGGTTTTTGACCTTGCCAATTTTCGAAGAGAACCAGCTAGAGGAGATGTGGGAGAGACTGGAGAAGTGGCAGAATAATGGTGATGTAGGCATGACCAAGGATAAATACTTGGAAATGCAGGAGCAGCTAGGGAGGGAGCCTGATATAGAAGACTGCCCTCCGGGTTACGAAGACTTTCCCCCAGTAGTATTAAACTCTATCTCAATTTTTAATTATTTAGGAGATAGAGTTTACCCTGAGATAGGGTATATAGGAAAAGATTACACAAACCTTCCTATACTTTTAAAAATGTTTAAGATAGATAATATTGAGTTAGCTTTAGAAATATTATCGAGGCTTGACGGTCACGCTATTAAGAAGTCGCAAGAAAAACTTAAGCGTGAATACGACAAGATGAAGAGAAAGCCAAGTGGCCGATAGTTCAGTACTCTTAGAAGTAATCGTTGAAGGAAAAAATATTAAGATCGTCCAGCGTGAGGTGGAGGAGCTTGGTGCGTCCATAAACAATGCTAGTACTAATACAGAGAAAAATACTAAAGCTTCTAAGAAAAATACCGAGCAGACTAAAAAACAGTCAAAAAGCGCCGGAGAACTAGACCGCAACATAAAAGGTGTTGCCGGAGCTACTAACAACGGTACTAAAGCATTCCAGAAAATGTCACAAGGAATGGGAGGGCTTGTATCTGCCTATGCTGCTATTGCTGCTAACGTATTTGCCCTTACAGCTCTTTTTGGAGCTTTAGGTAGAGCAGCCTCTTTAGAAAAACTAGAAGAGGGTCTTATTGCCACTGGCACAGCCGCAGGTCAAAATCTCCCTGCAGTAGCAAAGAGCCTTAAAGAAATCTCAGGATTTGCTATTTCCACAAAAGAAGCAATGGAGGCCACAGCAATAGCTACAAGTGCTGGGTTTTCTACTACTCAATTAGAAAAACTTACTATGGTTGCTCGCGGCGCATCCCAAGCTCTAGGTAGGGATATGAGCGATGCTTTGTCAAGATTAGTAAGAGGTACTGCAAAGCTAGAACCAGAAATTCTTGACGAATTAGGAATTATGGTACGACTAGACGAGGCTTCTATCGAGTACGCAGCTTCTCTAGGAAAAACAGTACAACAGTTGACTAGGTTTGAAAAGCAACAAGCCTTCCTAAACGCTACTATCGAGCAGGGTACTAAAAAGTTTGGAGATATTGCAGAGAGCATAGATCCTAACTCTTTTGATAAACTTGCTGCAACCTTTGACGATCTTGCAAAAACTATGTTTAATTGGATAAACGTAGTTGCCTTACCTGTAGCAGAATTTTTAGCTAATAATAAAATCGCTCTTACAGGTGCGTTATTAGTTTTTGCTAAAACGATTAGTAATCAAGTTATTCCTGCTTTAACAGAGATGGCAGCATCTCAAGCGGCTCTTGCCGTTAGTGCAGCCGCGAACGCTAAAAAAGCGGGTACTGTAATATCTAACGAATATGTAAGAAGTTTGGAAAAAATTGATTTCTCGGCTGGGAAAGCTTCAAAGTCTTTTATGGCTATGCTTCCTTCTATAAAAGCTGGGACAGCAAGTACCTCGGAGCTCAAAACAGCAGTCAGACAGCTCTCAGCGGCTCAAGGACAGCTTACTAAAGAAGAAAACCGTTTAAAAGGCAACCGAGACGCAGCGTCTAAAGCAAGATTAGCCGAAATTCAACAAGAAAAGCAGGCAATAATAGATCTAAAAAACCAGGTTCAAGGCTTGGCAGAAACAGAGCGTAACAGAGTAAACCAATCTGGTGCTGGAGTGAACTTGTCCGGTATTTCTGTTTCGAATAAGGCTTTGTCCCAAAGCATGAATGAAATGGACCGAGCTACTGGAATTACCAATAAGTTAAAAGTAGCAATCCGGGGGTCTTCTCGACAGTTTAGAATATTCGGAGCTACTGTAAATAGGGCCAAAAAATCTACTAAGGGTTTTTCCCTAGGCCTTATTCAGGTAAGGGCAGGATTTAGAGCAGCAAGCGCCAGCGCCAAACTTTTTGGGGCTGCACTACTACAGGCTCTTCCAGTTATTGGACAACTTATTTTTGTTGCCGGTCTGCTTTACGATGCCTTTAGTTGGCTTTGGGAAGACTCTGCCGTAGAGAAAGCAGCAGATAATCTTACAGAAAACTTTGAGAAGATGGCTGCAACTGGAGCCAAATTAAGAGAAATAGAGCTGGACCCTAATCAACTTGCTAGCGATGTGGCAAATGCCAAAATAAGTGCTCAAATAGGGCTGTTAGACCAGTTGGAGGCTGGTATTAATAGTTTAAGAGATGCCCGAGCAAAAGATTTAAGCGATGACATAAGCGGCAATGTGGAGAGAATTGGGGAGCTCGAATCTTTTATAGAGAAGAAAACAAAAATGCATAAGCTAGCTGGTCGCACTGAAGAAGAAATTGCGCAGAGAATGATGTTTTCACAGAGAGAGCTGGATCGTCAAAGACAGATAGTTGCACGCGCCCAACAAGAGTATGCTACTATAGATAAAGAAACTTTTGGCCAAACAGTAGAACAGTTTCTCGCTCAAATTCAAGTTGAAGAAAGGTTAGCTGCCGCATTTGGTGATAGACTTGATGCACTAAAAGAAATAAATAGGCAAGTACAAGAAGGGGAGATAACTAACTACGGAGAAGCTGCAACTCAGGTATCCGAAATAATAGACCCAATTAAAAACGCAAAGGCAGCATCCGATGGTCTAGGCTCCGCATTCAATGAGGTCACTAAAGCTTCAATTAAGCTAACAGAAGGGGCAAAAACAAAATATGACCCTCTTATTAGTGCTGTTCAAGACGTGTCAAATAGCTTAGTAGTTTTACGGGATAGAGGGGAGGAGGGTCTTTCTCTAATTACAGAAGACGAAAAGAAAAGGGCCGAAGGATTAGTCGCTGCCTATAGAGATCTAAACCTTGAGTTTTCTAGTGGTGGTACATATATTGATCAACTAGAGTCTGCCGTCAATGCTTTACGAGAGCAGAATAACCTTATTGTAACTTCTGCGGCAAAGCAGAAGAATTTTAATGCTCAAGCAAAATTTTATTCTGAACTTGCTAAAGAGAGTGTTGGCTTTACTAGCCTTCAAATCGAGGCTTCTAGACAAGCATCAGATGCGGCTATAGCAGGTAAAGAGGCAGAGAGAGTCTTGACTGCCGCTGCTGCTGCGGAAGCAATCGCTGCTCAAAAGGCAGTTCTTGCAGAGACCAATGCAGAGAACGCAACCCGAGAAGAAAGAGAACAATTGCTTGCTCGACAGCAAGAAGCCGAAAGAACTGTGCTTCAGCTACAAGCATCAGAAGCAGCTATAAAGCAGGAAATAGTAGCTCTTGAGCTTGCTAGAATAGACCCTGCAAAAGAAGCCTTTATGCTGGAAGAGGCCAGAATTAATGCAGCTCAGAGGCTCTTAGATATTCAAAATAGGCTTCAACGATCAGCAGAAGCCATTAATGAGATTAATGCTAAAAATGCACGAGCACAGCTTGAGGCTTCTCGTGCTCAGACAGGCAGTGCTGTTACTCCCCAAGACGAGTACAATCTTACTGTTGCGGCTAACAACGCAAAACTGGCTGTGGAAGATGAAAGACTTCGACTAACGAAAGAAGGAATTCGTTTAGAGTATGACCTTCTTGAAGCAAAAGCAGAGTTCGAAAGAGCAAGACTTCAAGGAATTGCAAGCGACACCGAAAGTAGAACTGAAAAAGAAAGAAAGGCTGCACAGGATCAGATCGAGGCTCTTGGTCGAATTACGTCCCTTCTGGGTCAGTCTCGCACAGCCGCTATAGCCGTAGCAGATGCCCAGAGCGAGTCAAATAGAATAGCTATAAATACTGCTAATACGATTGCAAGAGAAAAGATGCTTCGAGAGGACGTAAGATTAACTCTTGAAAAAACTCGACAAACTTTAGAGCTAATAAACTCAATAAGCCAGACGGGCTTAGGAAATGCTTTGCAGTTAGGGGTATTAGCGGAAGAGAGAGCAACTTTAGAAAGAGAGTTATCTGTTCTTATAGCCGACCGAGAAGCCGGAGCAGAGAATCAACAAGCTATAGCTCAGAAGCAACTTGAATTACAGAAAAAAGTAGGCGACCAATTACAAATTCAGTTAGGCTTAATGGAAGAGCTTTCTACTATAAATTCTTCATTCCAGCTTAAAGTTACTTCTGCGTTAAAAGAACAAGTTTCTATGCAGAGAGAAATAGCAGACCTGCGTAATACTGACCCAATTACAGGCAACCCTAGAGACATAATTAAAGCTGCGGAAATTGCAGAGCAAGAAAGGCAGGATAGATTAAAAATTGCAGCAATAGAGAGTCAAATCAAGAAAGATATGATTGACGCTGAATACTCTTTATTGGAAGCAAAGTACGCTCTTCTTGAAGCCGAGCTAAAGAAAGACGGGTTAACCTCTGAAGAAAATGCTGTTTTACAGTCTACTAGAACTGTTTTGAATCAGACGGCTATGCTTAATGATATTAAAAAACAAAATATTGATACTGAGTTAAGTCTATTAGAAGAACAAATAAAGTTTCAAAGAGAGAAAGAGACATATGAAGCTATACAACAAAGCGCCCAAACTCAAGCAGGGGGCGGGCTACTAGCAGCAGTAGCAGCTATCTCCGCTCGAGAAAGCGAAGGCAACCAAACAATTACTAAGAAAATTGAAGAAATGTTTGGTGAGGGTACTACTGTTGACGAAACTTCTATTATGAAGGCCACCCTAGATGAGTTAATGAATTTGCCTGATATTACTGTAACTCAGGGACAGACAACACAAATAGTAAGTGCTATAGAAGCCTCCACAACGGCGATAGTCAGTGCTATAACTGCTATGAATACTTCTGAAGCTACTCCCACAGCTACGGAGTATACAGCTCCAAACGGGAGGCCGATGGAAGAAACCGCTGCAGTTATTGATCCTTTAGCACCTTTACCTATTGCTCAGGACGAAAGGATTCAGAATATTGGTAGAGAAGCGTCGGCTGCCAGTTTAAATACTGCTCTAGAGGAAACTAAGCCAACTATTGACCCAACTGACTTAGCAATAGAACCGCCATCTCTGCCCGAACCGCCGGCTCCTTCAACCGAAGGCATACAAACTTTTGGAGAAGCCATGTCAGCCGCCAGAACTCTAACACAAGGGTTCGCAGCAGATTTAGCACAACTGGGCCCTGAAGGCGCGGCAATGAGTCAGTTCATCCAAGGAGGGCTTAACTTAACTGATAGTATTAGCAGTACCATAACAAACTTTGAGGAGGCAGAAGGGGCCGCAGGCAAAGCAGCAGCAGTTTTAGGTGGCATATCTTCAGCAATCGGTGCTATCGGGCAGATGATGAAAGCCCAAAGTGATATGGCTGTTGCGGCGGTTGATAAAGAAATTGCTGCTGAGAAAAAGAAAGACGGCAAGTCAAAAGAATCTATTGCTAAAATTAAGCAACTAGAGGCCAAAAAAGAAGCTATAAAGAAAAAAGCTTTTGAGAAAGATAAGAAAATGAAGATGGCACAAACTATTGCGTCAACTGCAACTGCAATTATGCAGACTCTTGCTCAGGGAGGCCCTTTCATGATACCTATAGCTGTAATGATTGGGGCTATGGGTGCTGCTCAGCTAGCTGTTATTGCGGGAACTTCTTACGAAGGTGGTGGCGGTAGCGGAGCAACTCCTTCAGCCCCATCAGAAGTATCTATAGGCAAACGACAAAGCACGGTTGACTTAGCCAAGTCTCAATCATCTGCAGGGGAAGTTTCATATCTTCGTGGCGCTCAAGGAATGGGCGGACCAGAAAACTTCACTCCCGCATTTATGGGTGCGAAGTACCGCGCTATGGGTGGGCAGACTGGTTATGTTGTAGGTGAGCAAGGTCCAGAGTTATTTATGCCCGATCGACCCGGCACCATAGTGCCAGCCGATGACACCGAGAATTTAGCCTCGGCACCGACCAATGTAAACTTCACAATTAATGCAGTAGATGCCGCAGGCGTTGACGAAGTAATTACTCGACAGCGCGGAACAATCATCGGAGTTATACGCGAAGCGGCAAATTCCTACGGAAATGAATTTTTAGAATCAGTGGATACTGGAGTATACACACCTAGTTCTACCGGAACAAGAGTTTATCAAGGTACTAAATAATGGCGTTTCAAAATGTACTTCCAAATCCAAGCAATGGGATTGCTTATGACGGTACTGCTGGATCTTCCAAAGCAGGGTACGATACAGGCCCCGGCTACGCATCCGTTCAAGTAACTTCTCAGTTTCAGACGTCAATGGATAAAACCAACTCTGGAGTTTTAGTGGCCCGCTCAAAAGCAGCGCACAGTTTTGATATTGAAATAAAATATAACCCAATGACTGAAGCTGAATTTATGCCTGTGTACTCTTTTCTTCTAGAAAAAGAGGGTATGCTTAAGCCTTTCTTCGTACCTTTGCCACAGTATGATGATCCTCAAGACTCATCGTTTTCCGGAAAAACTTTTACAGTATCGACGGCCGCTAGTGCGGGAGCCTCCAAAGTAAATCTTAGTACTGCTTCTTATAGCCCTTCTACAGATGGACAGCTTCGTCCCGGTGACGTGGTTACTTTTTCAGACTCAAATGACTCAAATCACCTAAAAGCTTATAAAGTAACTCGTGTTGAGACAGCAGACGATAATGATACTACTGTATCCGCAAACTCTATTCGCCTTCATTTATCTCCCAGCCTACGAAAAGATGTCAGCACAAGTGCTACTCTAGTATATCAAAACCCCAAAATTAAAGTTATTTCAAAGAAAGACGCAATTCAATATTCCTTAAATACGAATAATCTTTATTCATTTTCCCTTAGTTTAGAAGAAGTACAATGACTATTAGAACATTACCCTCAGCACTTCAAACTTCTCTTCTTGAGAATGACAGCTTTGTTTACGCTCATCTTGTAAAATTTGAGAAACCAGTCAACGAAGCAGGTAGTATACCTTCTCGAAAAGCATCTAGCTATACTTATATTACAGACTCTTCGTATCCGATTAGCTATAATGATGGAAGTGTTAATGCTGATGGTAACTCAAATGGCACTCAAATTTATATGCCAAATCGCCTTCTTAAAGTTTCTGATATTACAGAGACTACGGAAGCTCGTGCATCTACTTTTAATTTAACAATTGCGGCAAATGCAATTGGAACCTCCTCATCAACCTTGACTCTAAATGTTACTGGGGGCTCTACTCCCACAATTACTATTCAACCAGGAAACAACACAGATTTTGTAGAGCTTGGGTTTATTGAAGGCCATGAAATTGACGTTGTCATCAATGGAGAAACAGCAGAAACGGCCACTGTAAGAATAGAATCTTTTCAAACAGCTAATCGAGTAGCAAGCACTACTCTTATTGATGGAGAATTAACACCCCAAACTTCTGTAGATGGTAGTTTCGCACTAAATAATCCAGATATATCAGGCTTGCTAGCAGATAAGGATGAAGGTGGCTATGCTCGGTATATTAACCGCGAAGTATTTATATATAAAGCTCATATTGATATTGATGACGGCTCTATAATTGGAACCCCTTTTTTAATCTTTAAAGGTATTCTAAATTCCGGCAAGTTTACAGAAGATCCTGTAAAAGGATCAACAGCTCAGTGGGGTGTGAGTAGCCATTGGGGTGATTTTATTACTATTAATGGAAGAAGAACAGAAGATGAATCTCACCGAGCTTTAAAGGCAGATGGCACACCCGATCTGCCCGTTCTTATTCGACCCGAGTATGCTAGCGATTTAGGCTTCATTCATAGTGAACAAGCAATTAACATTATCGCCATATACCAGCAAAAAGAAACAGAAATAGATATTAAAGTAAAAAAGAAGTGGTATGGCAGTGTCAAAGTTAAAAAGGAAGAAAGAGAGGTACTAGTACCAAGAGAGGTTGACCTTCGATTTAATCTTGACTCAAAACATTTGCCTGTAGTTTATGGCGTTCAAAAAATTGACAGCATCCCTTTCTTTGTAGATACAGACAATAATGATGCCGCAAAAGTATACGCTGCATACGCTTTGTGTGAGGGAGAGATTCAAGGCCTTTATGATGTGTTTTTTGAAGACGTAGGAAGTATTTGTTTAAATAAACAAGACTTTGATGCTCGATCAACCCAAACTGCAGAAAACACAGTTCCCGTATTATGTACTGGACGAATGGATAGAGGAGATGTACTGGAAGGGCAAGCTCCTAGTTCTGGAAGGGCTATTTATCCCGGCCAAGGAGTAGGATCTCTTTATGCTAATGGCTGGTTTGGTAGCGGCTATTATGTGCCTGAAGATGTTGTAAGAGCGGGCCTAGATGCGTATTTTGCAGAATCTACGACTCCTTCTACCAGTGCAGCAAACTCAAATCCTGCAAGTGGAATTATACATGAAAAAGGAAGAACTTTCAATGATCCTATTGATTGTAGGCTTACATTTCATGCAGGACGACCAAATCAAAAAGCAGATGTTCAGCTAGTAAACAAAGCTGCAGACGGATCTTTTAAACTTCAAAATGATTACTTTGACTCAGACGATAAAGCGTCTTATTGGGGCCCAAACCATAGAGTTTTAGATACCGCTTATTGCGTAGCTCAGTATACAATTAATGAAGGCGAAACTGAAATCCCTAGCCTAGAGTTTACTGTGAAAGGAAGAATAATAGAGTGTTACAATTATGATTATTCTTATGTGGTCGATACTACTAAAACTTCGGCATCTCTATCAAACTTTAACTTAGCTACTAGTTATGATATTTATAACGGAAATGGAAGCGACTCTAATGTTAATGCCCAGATTCAGTGGATGGGCACAATACCCGACGAAAATGGCACTGAGATAACTAGAGTAAGATTAAATAAAAAGATAACGTCGGACACTGATTTTAGTATACGAAATGGTGGAAATATATTATATTTAACTACCTATGACCACGTATATCTTAGTGGATCAGGGTCTGCCATAATACAAGAGCAAATTTCTAATGTTGCTTCCGCCGCAGAAACGGATCACCCAGGAGTAGACTTTACTATCCCTTCAGGAGACTTATCGAATATTATAGGCTCGGAAGATCTTCGGGTAGCTTTAATAAATTCTAGCTATTCCTCATACTCATTAAGTACTGATTTAGAAGCTCTTAACGATTTATTGGCTAGCTTCTCTACTTCAAATACAAGCGCGTCTACTTCGGTAACTAGTGTTGGCCCTACTAGTACGAATTCCGCTCAGATAGATTATGTTGTGGCAAAAAATGCCGTTAAACTACCGGGCTCGCCTTCTTCTTCTGACGATGTGTATAACGGGCTACTATTAGAGGCGTCTATTGTTTATGCAGACGGCTCCAAATACGAAGTTACTAGAAAAATTGTAGATTATGATGGTGGGCGTAAAATAGCGATTGTTGACCAAGATTTTGAGCCAGATAAGATTCCAAATGGAAGCAATTGGACCATAAAAGTAAAATCTCGGGGTGATCGGAGAGTTAGTACTAACCCTTCCATGCAGTTATTAGATTATCTTACTAACTCTCGATATGGCAGAGGCTTAGAGCTAGATCAAGATATAGACTTAGACTCTTTTTTAGAAACCGGAAGGAAGTGTGATCGACGTTCAGATATTTTTGTATACTTATCTTCTGGAACCGTTGCTGTGGGGGATAATCTTACTTACTCTTCTAATGGAACTGTATTTTTTAAAGGAAAAGTAGACTCGAAAACTACTGAACAAGGGTTAACTAGAGTTAAACTAACCAACTGTATAGGAAAACTAGGACGAAAGTGGGAAGATTGGAAAACTTTTGTACAGGGAGAACCTTACTGGTCAAAGGGGGTTGTGAAAGTAGCAGCCTCTACCGCAACCCAAACAGAGCCTACCGGCTCTTCAGCTACTATTTCCCTTACAAACAATACAGGAGGGGGCACTGTAACTGTAAGCACTACTGACGCTGCCTTTGATGGTAACCCATTAGTAAAATTCTATTCTTCTAGAAATAATTGGATTGATGGTTACACTCTATATGATTCTGATTCTGTCTCATATTGGAGATACTTGGGATGGGATTACCAAGAGCAAGAGTATGTTACTCGTCACCAAACAAACTTCGTTATTAGAACAGAAACCTCTGTATTTGAAAACGTAAATGCAATGTTAGGGCATTTTGGGGGCATACTACGTTATACAGACGGAAAGTACCAGCTAGCAATAAAGGATATTTCAGAAACTTTGGATGATGTTACTGCTAACTCCGTAACTTATTATCCAACACGAATTACTAAAGACGATATTCTCGGCTCTATAAATATTGAAGATCCTGGTACTAAAGGTACTTTTAATACAGTAAGTGTAGAAATTCCTGATCCGGGCAATAGATTCTCGAATAGATCAGTAACTTTCTTGGACTCCAACTATCTAAAGCAAGACAGAAACATTCCTAGAAAAGGAGATGTTAAAACTCCTGGTGTTACAAACTATTTTAATAGTCGATTAAACGCAAAACAGTATCTGGAAGAATCCAGGTATGGAGTAAAGATAAACTTTACACTACCACCAAAAGGTTATTTTCTACTTGCGGGAGAGATAATACGAGTAAAGTATGATAATTTAGGGTTTAACGACAAGTTATTTAGGGTTACAAATGTTTCTTTAAGTGAAAACTGTTTAGTACGCGTTACAGCGGAAGAGCACACAGATGCTGCTTATCGCATTGGAGATCCCACTAGTAGTAGTCGGGGTGGAGTTGGCTTGCCCGTAGAATTGACAGCGGCAAACTTAGGCGTACCTAACCCTGTAAGTGAGTTAACAGCTTCAACAACGATTGCAGGCGGTATTGAATTACAATGGACTGCTCCTACTGGATTTAATTCTGATTTTGATACATTCGAAATCTGGAGAGGAAGAGCTACGGCTTTTACAGGAAATAGCCCTTCTACAGATGATGCCGTACTAGTAGCCGAAACAAAAACAGATAGTTATATAGATAGTATAGTAGTAACTGATCCTTCTGTTGCGGAGTCCCGGTATTATTGGATTAGAGTAAAGAGGCAGAAGTCTACAGATACTATAATTCGGTCGGCTTATTATCCTTCTATAACTGCAAGCCCTCTTCCTGAGGGGGTATTAGGGACTACTGGAGCTAATGTTTCTTCTGCTTTAGTTTATTTTTCTAACTCTCAACCAATTATAGATCGTAACCCCAGTCCTATAGAGTATGCGAATACTGTTGGCAATATAAGTGTAAAGTTATCTGGAACTTCAGTACCCTACAATAATGGGGCATCTCCTCAAGGTAACTTTACTTTTGAAGTAGAAATTGCTAGTAATACTGGAGTTACTGCGGGAACTTTAAGTGCCGATATTACGTCCCCGATAGACCCAAATATTGTAGAGGTAGGAGAAGCGAGTGCTTGGGATGGAACCACCGCAGTACCTACCGTAGCGTATACTGTTACTGTAAAAGATTCTCTAGGTAATACAGAAGATTTTACTATAACACAGAACTTTTCTCTTACCGCACTGCCGGGGGAGGCTGGAGCAGGCAGAGATGGAGTATCTGTAAATTTAACAGTACCTTCTGTAAACTTTATTTATAACTCAACGGATCAAGACTATGACGCGGGCTCTACCCCCACTCCAGAATACTCTATTTCAGGACTTACAGATGAGACTGTATCATACTCCTTGGTGGGTTACAGTAGTGGGGATTCGTACATCCAGAGTTTTAGTACTGTTAACGGAACTGTAACATTTAAACCCTTAACTCTAGCTCAGCTAAATACACTTAATGGTGCTCCTGTAGGCGTAAAAATAAGTGTTACTGACGGAACATTCTCTGATGGTTCAATTTTTGATGCTACTGCTACCTCACCTGACTCACCTTTCGAAGTTACTGCATATATTCCCGTAACAGCAAGAGGGTTAGATGGATCGGAAGGAACTCCAGCAAAAGTAGTAAGTATAGAAGCGGGTAAATACGTTATTGCGTATGACTCTAGCGGAACTTTGGTAGACTCTTCTGATATAACTATAACAGCGAACTCTAAAAACTTCACTGATGCCTATTTTAAATTTACTGGGGATGGATTTACTGATGAGACTAGTTTTACCGATGGTACAGGTACAGGACAAAATCAAGATATACTTATTTGGTCGCCCCCAGCTTCGTATTCTTCGAGCCCTTATACCATTACTGTTGAAGTACAGGAAGGGTCTAGTGGCGGCACAGTAGCCTCCGATTCTCTTACCATCTCTTCTGTTAAAGAAGCAGCGGACGGAAAACCCGCAATTACTATTTCTTTTGTAAATGAAACTCATTCATTTACTGCAGATAGTGATGGAGCCGTTACTAACCATACAGGGTCAGGTTGTAGCGTTTCGGTATTTGAAGGGGCTACTGCCGTTCCTTATGATGGTTCCTCCCCCTATGCCGAGCCCTCTTTTAGAGTTAGCGTCGCATCTGACACAAATATTACTGCAAATACAGGCAGTGGTAGTGGCAATGTATGGTCTAGTGGAGACCATAACAATATGTCAACTGCAAGCGATACTGCAAGTATTGATTATACTATTACCGTTATTGACTCCGATGGGGGTAGCACAACTTATGCTAGAACACAGACTTTTTCAAAGTCAAAAGCAGGCGCGCCGGGGGATGCTGGCGGTCCCGGCTTCTTCTTCTTAAAAAGATCAGATACTACTGCTACTGGAGGCTTACAAAACCCCTCCACTACTGAAATACCTAACCCCGAATTAGGCCATGTAGCCATTGTAGAAAATAGTTACTCAGCGCCCGAAAGAGCAGTAGTTCTTTCCTATGATACTCAAGTGTTCCCCTATGACGGCACTACCCCCACAATTGCGAGCATAAGCTCAATAACTCTTAACAATCCAATAAGAGTGACCACTTCAACTAGCCATGACTTAGTTGACGGAGACTATATTAGCTTTTCTGAAATTACAGGTACTACAGAATTAAACGGTAATAGGTACTTTGTAGATAGGATAACTACGACTATTATAGATTTGTATGAGGACTCTTCACTTTCAACCAGTGTAGACGGGACTACCGGGTTTACGGCGTATACCTCAGGGGGCTCTGTAATAAAACCTACTGATAGCTCTCCAATATCTAGTACCATTACAGCCACGGCCTCCAATTTTACTGGGACTCCGTACTACGAGTTTTACTTAAATGGAGTTCTGGTACAAGAATCTAGTACAACAAATACTTATGAGTATTACCCTCCTGCTGCTTTAACAAGTAACGATACAATCGAAGTACAAGTACGGGAAGGGTCTACGACTGCAGAGGTATTGGCTTCCGACAATACTACTTTGTTCCAGTTAGATGATTCCGGCTCCAATATTAGTATAGTTTTGTCAAACCAGACGCATACTTTACCCACTACAGATGGGGGAACAGTTACCTATACGAACTCTTCTACAGATATTTCTGTATATGAAGGAGCTACTCAACTTACTTATGATGATACCAGTCCCTATGCAAATTCAACTTATAGAATTACTTCAGTAGTTGGCACAAATATTACAGTTGACACCACCCCAAGTGTTATCAGTAATGTCGCAACTTTTGACGACCACAGTGATATAACTGCCGATACCGCTATCGTAACTTATACTATTGCCGTAGTGGATTCTACAGGTACTGAGACTTTCTATACTAGAACTCAAGCTTTACTTAAGTCAAAAGTAGTTAAGCCTATTCAACAAGCGTGGAGATATGTAGGCGGAAGTCCAAACGATGGTTGGGAGGTAGCAGAGTTAATTAGAACAGGAGTTCTTGCGGCTGATGCAGTTACAGCGACTCAGCTTGCTATATCAAATCTTGCAGAAGTTCCTGATGGAGGGCAGTCCGGTATATTTATGGATGCAAATAATCTTAGAATTTCTATTTATGATACCGGGGTTGAAAGAGTCCGCATAGGAAAATTAAGTTAACTTAATTATTTTTCCTATAAAATATACGCAAAGTACCCCCGAAAAAAATAATTCTTGACAATTTGGTCGAGCATTGTTATAATAGTCGATATAATCAGAGCAATGCTCGAAGGATTAATCAAGGAACCCATAATGGCTGCCGGAACTTATGATATAGTAGTAGATCAAGGATCTGACTATACTCTAGAAGTTACTGTTAAAGACGACGATTCATCGGTTAGTGATCTAACTGGTTATAGCGCCCGTGCGCAATTACGTCCTAAAAGAGCCTCTAGTACTCTTACTGCTTCCTTTATCTGCACGATTGCAGACGACCCCACTACGGGGAAAATCGAAATGACTCTATCGAATTCCGTTAGCAAGGATATTGCTGCAGGAAGTTACTACTATGACTTGGAGATCTATACTAGCAGTGATGCTATCGTTAAGCGAATTCTTCAAGGTAAGGTTACGGTGACTCAAGAAGTAACAAGGTAATGGCGACCAATAAAGTAGAAGTCTTACAGCAGCAATATACTGTAGAGGTAAATAATTTAGCTATACCTAGTGGGGTAGCTGGGGGTGGATCAGCAACTGGTACCTCTCTTACTCCTACGGGCAGTGTTACTGCAACTAATGTTCAAGCAGCAATTGAACAACTCGCTCGGCAACAATACTCACAAGATTCCGCACCTACAGATGTAGAAGCCGGGACTTTTTGGTATGAGACCGATACAGAGAACTTATATGTCTATAGGGAGGTAGCTCCCGGAACATTTGAATGGCAAGTAGTCATAGTGAATGATGAAAGCGGTGATTCAAATATATTAGACGCGGGATCTTACTAAGATCTATTTAGGATTTAAACTATGGCACAGTTAAAAATTAAACGTACTACTGGAGATACTAAGCCTACTGCAGTAGATGCAGGTGAGTTGATTTACGCATATGATACCGCAGGCAACGGAGGTACTTATTCTCGCAAGCTTTTTATTGGCGACCCTACCACTAATACAAACTCTCCAAAAATTGTTGGTGGCGAATTTTTCACCGAGATGCTTGACCATACTAAGGGCACACTAACTGCGAATAGCGCACTTATTGTAGATGGAAGCAGTAAAATTGACGTATTAAATGTCGATAATCTTACCTTAAATGGAAACGCTATCACTTCTACCAACACAAATGGTGATATCACTATTACACCAAACAATGCTGGCGATATTGTTCTTGATGGCCAGAAATGGCCTCAGGCAGATGGTAGTGCAGACTCTTTTCTAACAACTGATGGCGCTGGTCAGCTTTCTTGGGCCGCAGTTCCTTCTGGTTCTTTTACAATTGAAGATAATCAGTCACCTGCTAATTCGGATACTTTTACTACGGGGCAAACCCTTACTTTTAGTGGCGGAACAGATATTACTACTACCGTAAGCGATAATCAAATAAGTATTGCATATAGTGGTGATGCTCCTGCAATTATTGATAATGCGGGAACTCCAGCGTTCGCTACCGGAATTACAAAAACAGAAGTGCTTACTCTTATAAATGTTGAAGACGGAGCTGATGTTACTGATACCGCAAATGTAACTGCTGCCGGCGCTTTAATGGACTCCGAAGTAGACGCAGATATCAAGACCCTGTCTTTGCCTGCAAATACAACTATCTCATCTTTTGGTGCCACCTTGGTTGATGACGCCGATGCAGCAGCAGCAAGGAGTACTCTTGGTGTAGACCAAGCAGGCACTGACAACTCCACAGATGTTACTCTTGTAACTACTACTGCCGATTACTTGTCTCTTTCTGGACAAGAGATTACTCTTGGATTGATTGATCTTGCTAATGATGTTACCGGCTCTCTTGCAAATGGTAGTCTTGCAAACTCTTCAATCACGATTGGTAATAATACAATTTCACTTGGTGGTACTGACACAGATATTACTGGTCTCACCTCACTCGTAGTTGATAACGTATCAGTAGACGGAAACACGATTACTACGAGCACCGGCGGTCTTACTCTTGACTCAACTGGTGGTACAGTAACGGTTTCTGACAATCTTACAGTTTCAGGAGACCTTACTGTAAACGGTACAACTACTACCATTAGCACTACGAATACTGTAGTAGAAGATAGCTTGATTGAATTAGGAAATGGTACTACAGGTACTCCTGCTAATGATGCCGGTCTTGTTATTGAGCGTGGAGATTCACCTAATGCTTTCTTTGGCTGGGACGAGAGCGAAGACAAGTTTATCGTAGGTACAGGTACCTTTACGGGTGCTTCTACAGGCGACCTAGCTGTCACTACTGGTACTTTGGTAGCCGACATTGAAGGTGATGTAACTGGTAACGCAGACACAGCAACTGCTCTTTCTAGCTCAGTTACTGTTTCTCTCACTGGAGATGTTACTGGTAGTGCAACTTTTACTTCTGCAGGAGACACTGCTTCGATTTCTACTACAATCGCAGCAAACAGTGTCGCTCTTGGAAACGATACTACAGGTAACTATGTAGGAACTATCACTGCGGGAACGGGTATTGTTTCTACTGGCGGTACAACTGGCGAAGGTGTTGCACACTCTCTTTCTCTTGATTTAAATGAGCTTACAGGTGCTGGAATTGCAGTAGGTGCTGATAGTATCGCATTTATTGATGCTACAGATAACGGGTCAAAGAAAGAAAGCATTGTAGACTTTATCGCAGCTATCGCAGGTACGAATATCTCAGCAGCTAGCGGTGTAATGTCAGTGGCTACAGCCACTACTTCTACTCTCGGTATCGCTTCCTTTGGCGGAACAAATGCTGACTCAAGTGCTCAATTTACTGTTACTGCAGGCGATGTGGCTATAAATATTATTGACGGCGGAACTTATTCCTAATAAGGATTAATTAATGGCTACCATTAAACTCAAGCGTGGTACTACTACGCCAACTACTAGCGACCTTGCCAATGGTGAGGTTGCAGTAGATACTTCTGCCCAGAAATTATATATAAATGATAGTGGCACAATTAAGCAAATAAGTGCTAGCATTATTGTAGAATCTGCTACCACGGCTCCTTCTACTCCAGAAGATGGCACTTTATGGCTTGATACTGATACTGGCAAGGGGTATATTTATTATAATGATGGTAGCTCTTCGCAGTGGATTCTTTTTTCTGACCCTACTATTACAGATGGCGAAACTGGCCCAACTGGACCTGCAGGAACTACTGGAGCTTCTGGACCTACGGGACCAACTGGGCCTGCCGGACCTGCTGGACCTACGGGAGGTGGAGGCGGTGGAGCAAGTGTAACAACTTCTACTTCAGCTCCCGCTTCACCGAGTGATGGCGACTTGTGGTGGCACGAAGAGGAAGGTACTCTTAAAATTTATTATGTTGACGCTACTGGTCCAGGTCAATGGGTTGATGCAAACACTGCTGCAGTAGGACCCGCTGGACCTGCCGGACCTACTGGACCTCAAGGCGATGATGGATTAACTGGACCTGCCGGACCTACGGGAGCCGCATCTACTGTTGCTGGACCTACCGGCCCTGCTGGGCCTACGGGTGCTACAGGTGACGCTGGTACTCCAGGAGCTACGGGGCCTACAGGCTCTACAGGACCAACCGGACCTCAAGGACCCACTGGAGCTGCAGGCTCTACCGGACCTGCCGGACCTGCCGGACCTGCCGGACCTGCCGGACCCACAGGAAGTACCGGACCCACAGGAAGTACCGGACCTGCTGGACCTGCCGGACCTGCCGGACCTAC